CTAGTGGTGGACCCGGACCTCAAGGATTTACTGGACCTAGTGGTGGACCCGGACCTCAAGGATTTACTGGACCTAGTGGTGGACCCGGACCTCAAGGATTTACTGGACCTAGTGGTGGACCCGGACCAACAGGACCGCAAGGATTTACAGGACTAGCCGGAGTAGGCCCACAAGGAGCAACAGGAGAACCCGGCGGACAAGGCCCTCCCGGACCTGCGGGCTCACCTGGACCTACCGGCCCATTAGGACCTACCGGCCCATTAGGACCTACCGGCCCATTAGGACCTACCGGTCCAACTGGTCCAACCGGACCAAAGGGAGAGAAAGGGCAAAAAGGAAGTTCATCAGGAGGTCCATTTCCAGCATTCTCAGATAGGAGATTAAAAAAAGATATAGAGGAAATAGATTCTGTATTAGAGCAACTATATACGATAAAACCTGTTAATTATAATTGGAACACAGATGAAATGAAAGGTGTTATTTTAGAAGTAAATAAAACATCTTCATCTCATAGGATTCCATCTAACTTAGAGGGTAAAGAAGTAGGTATTATAGCTCAAGATATAACCGACGGACTTAAAACAGGTTTATTAAAAGAGTTTAAGATAGAAGGACAAAAAGGAGTTCTAGCTGTTAACTATGATAAACTTTCGGTTTATAATCTAAAAGCTATACAGGAATTATATGATTTAATAAAGGATTTAACTAAAAGAGTTACAAAATTAGAAAAAGGAGAAAACTATGAGTAAATTAAGAAATGTAGAAGCGGTAAAAAAACTTCTAATAGGAGAACACAAAACCCAGAATAGGACAACTGTAGGATATAGAAAGAAGGAAGATTCCGAAATAAGAAAAGTAGGAGATATATGGGAAGATGTTTCACCTATGGGTCATGTAACCGAATGGGAACAAAGAGATGGATATAAAGTAAAAAGATCTAAAGGAGTTAGAGAAATACTAAAAGAATTAGACAGCATAAGTAAATTTCCTAATTGTTTAGATACATGTGAAGGCAAACTTTTCGGTCAAGCAGATTATAAATTGGGAAAAAAGACAGGAAGGTGTTTAGAATGTACAATAAAATATGAAGCAGACTTAAAGCTAAGTGGAAAATTTGATACTTATGTTCATGATAAAAAGAAAGAGAATGCAGTATCATTTTTAAAAGAGGCATCTAAAGAAGTAGAAGTTTTATTAAGATCATTTGACAACATGGGATATTCTCATGCAGACGGATCTATTGAAAAATGGTCAATTGAAAATAAAGAATCATTTTTAGATAAGATTAAATCTGATTTTAATAATTTAAGAGATGATATCATGGAAACATATAATATAAATGAAGAAGATTTAAATATAGATGTCAACAAATAAAGTAAAACTAGCAATAGCTCAGGAGTATAAAAAATGTGCAAAAGATTCAACTTATTTCACTAAAAAATACTGCAAAATAGAGCATCCTACAAAAGGACGTATATTATTTGGTCTTTATCCATTTCAAGAGACCACATTAGAAAAGATGCATAATGAAAGGTATATTATCATAAACAAAGGAAGGCAGTTAGGAATATCAACTTTATCAGCTGCATTCATTTTGCATAGTATGATATTTAACAGCGGGTATAAAGTTCTTATTATTGCAACCAAACAAGATGTAGCAAAAAATTTAGTCCATAAGATTAGATTGATGCATGATTTTTTACCTTCATGGCTAAAACAAGAGACATTGGAGGACAATAAAATGATGCTTAGATTTAAAAATAATGGATCTAGTGTTAAAGCAGTATCATCAAGTCCTGATTCTGCAAGATCTGAAGCATTGTCTTTACTAGTTATAGATGAAGCAGCTCACATTTCTAATTCGGAAGAAATTTGGACAGCTGCACAATCTACATTAGCGACGGGAGGTAGTTGTATATTATTATCCACACCTAATGGAGTAGGTAATTTATTTCATAGAGTTTGGCAGGAATCTTTAAATGGGGGAGATTTTACTTCTATATTTTTACCATGGACTGTCCATCCGGAAAGAGATTGGAAGTGGCGAAAGGAACAAGACATATTACTAGGAGAAAAAGCAGCAGCCCAAGAATGTGATGGTGACTTCTTGACATCCGGACATACTGTGGTAGATGGTAGTATATTAGTATGGTATGAGAATAATTACGTAAAAGATCCAATAGAAAAAAGAGGTGAGACTGGAGATTTATGGGTCTGGAAGTATCCTGAAAGTGATTGTACTTATGTTGTATGTGCAGATGTATCTAGGGGAGATTCTTCTGACTTTTCTGCTTTTCATGTTTTAAATATAGAAACATTAGAACAAGTTGCAGAATTTAAGAGTATGATTGGCACCACCGAATTTGGACATTTATTAATGAGTATAGCTTCTGAATACAACGGAGCTTTACTTGCCATTGAGAATGCGTATGTTGGCTGGGCAGTTCTACAAACTATTATAGATTTAGGATACCAGAATCTGTATTATACTTTCAGAAACGATCCTTTTGTTGACCCTGATGTACATGTTAACATAAATAAAGACTATTTACTTAAGGATAACATGGTTCCAGGATTTACTACTTCTACAAAAACAAGACCCGTAATGATTTCTAAATTAGAGACATATTATAGAGAAAAATCTCCAATAGTATATAGTAAGAGATTGATACAGGAATTGTTTACTTTTGTTTGGAAAGACCACAAAGCAGAAGCTAGAGATGGATATAATGACGACTTAGTTATGTCTTTCGCTATTGGACTTTGGGTTAGAGACACTTCCTTGAAAATGAAAACTTTGGGCTTAAGTTTCTCTAGGTCTTTGCTAAATAACACAACAAAAACGATATACACTCCAAGTAACTCAAATAAAGTACATGACTCTTGGTCTATGAAAACTAGAAACAATGAATCAGAGAGTCTAACTTGGCTTATAAAATAAAAACATGGATAATTCAATACAGGCAAAACTAAAGCGATTATTCTCTACGCAAGTGATTGTTAGAAGAATTGGAAAAGACAGAATTAAAGTTATTGATACCTCTAGGCTACAAGGCGCAGGTACTAAAGATAAAGTCGGATATGCTGACAGATTCTCTGGCTTACATACATCTAGGCAATACGGATATTCTCCCAATAACAACACGATAAATTTTCACTCTTCAAAGTTACAGATATTTACAGACTATGAAGCCATGGACACAGATCCAATCATAGCCTCTGCATTAGATATTTATGCAGACGAAAGTACGGTAATGTCAGTAGAGGGAGATTTGTTAAATATTAGTACTCCAAATGAGAACATTAAAAAAATACTCTATAATTTATTTTACGATATCTTAAATATAGATTACAACCTATGGAGTTGGACAAGATCTTTATGTAAGTATGGAGATTTCTATTTGTATTTAGATATCGAAGAAGGTCTTGGTATAAAAAACGTTGTTCCTTTATCAGCCTACGAAGTTAGAAGGGTGGAAGGAACAAATCCAGAAAATCCTTATGAAGTTAAATTTATATACGAAGGATTACACACTACTCAAATGAGTCCGATTGTATATAGAAATGATGAAAGAAAAAATAAAGAATTAGATTATCATGAAATAGCCCATTTTAGATTATTATCTGATAGTAATTTTTTACCTTACGGTAGAAGTCAAATAGAACCTGCAAGAAAGATTTTTAAAATGCTTACTTTGATGGAGGACGCTATGTTAATTCATAGAATCATGAGAGCCCCGGAAAGAAGAATTTTCAAGATAAATGTAGGAAGTATTCCGCCTAATGAAGTAGATAACTACATGTCTACTATTATATCGGCAATGAAGAAAACCCCTTATGTCGATGAAAAAACAGGAGATTATAACCTAAAATTTAATCTCCAGAACATGTTAGAGGATTATTACTTACCGGTTAGGGGAAAAGATGCGAGTAGTGAAATAACAACATTACCGGGTTTAGGCAATCAAGGTTTCATGGATGATATCGAGTACGTCAGAAATAGAATGATGGCTGCTTTAAAAATTCCTAAGCCTTTTTTAGGGTATGATAAAGACACGGAAGGTAAGTCTATGATTGCTGCCGAGGATGTTAGATTCGCTAGAACTATAGAAAGGATTCAGAAAATAATTGTATCGGAGTTAAATAAGATTGCTATCATTCACTTATATACTCAAGGATATAAGAATGAGGAATTGATTGATTTCTCTCTTTCTCTAAATAATCCATCTTTAGTTTATGAAAGACAAAAGGTAGAAATACTAACAGAGAAAATGAATTTAGCTTTAGTTATGCAAGATTCTAAATTATTCTCTAGGAAATATATACATGAAAACTTATTTAAATTATCAGAATCAGAAAGATTAACAGAGGAAGAATTGATTATTGAGGATTTGATGACTACTTTTAGACACTCTCAAATAGAAACGGAGGGCAATGATCCCAAACTATCAGGACAAAGTTTTGGTACTCCACATGATATGATGTCATTAAAGTTAGCTTCTAAAGGAAATGAAGTAGATGCAATGTCATTTGACGATGGAGAAGAGTTAGAATTTGCAGACAAGGAGGATAATCGAGGAAGACCTAAGAGAATTGGTACATTCGGCACAAAAGATGACACAGTTAATGGTAGAGATTCTATGGGAGACCGAGATATGAAATCTAACTTAGAAGGAGAAAGAGACCCTTTAAAAGCTAGAAAAAGAGAGAATCCGGTAAATTTAGAGTCAAAACTAGTAAATTCTCTCAGGAGACAATTTGATAGTGGTATAGGAAACAAGAATCTAATTATCGAAAAATCATTTAAAGAAAACGAAAAAGCAGCAGGCACAGATTTGCTAAGTGAAAATAACTTGTTAGATTTAGAGTGATTTAGATAAACATTACAATATTTATTTAAAATAATTTCTTTTAATAAGAAATTCACAACTATAAAAAATGAAGAAAATAAAACACAAAAAGCACCGGAATACGGGATTGATTTTTGAAATGCTAGTGAAAAAAATGACTAGCAATGTATTACAAGGAGAAGGGATAAATGAAATATCCTCAATTATAAAAAAACACTTTTCAAACAATTCACAGATTAGACAGGAGTTGACGTTCTACCAAATGTTAACTAAAGAGAAAGTAAATAGTCCTAACCTCGCTAATGAATTAATTGAATCCATAAAAGAAGCTAGAAACTCCTTAGACCTCGAAAAATTGAATAAGGAGAAATATAGATTATACAAAGACATTACATCATATTTCGGCGGGGATTCTTTCTTTGACATAAAAGTAGAGAACTATCAAAACTATGCTAGCATCTATACATTATTCGAGTACAATCAATCAGATAATCCTCCAGTAATGGTTTCAAATAAACAGAATCTAATAGAATGTATATGCAATGTAGAATCATCTAATACCATGTCATCTGAATACTTAACAGAATCAGAAGATATTAGATTGTCAGCATTTGAGATAATGATTGAAAAGTATAATGATAAATACAATGGTCTATTAAGTGAGCAAAAAACATTATTAGGCAATTATATAAACATGGAGACATCATCAGATGAATTTAAAACATTTATTACATCTGAAACAAGTAGATTGAAAGAATCCATTAATAGCATTATTCCTAATGTTGAAAATGTAGCATCAGCAAATAAGTTAAATGAAATGATTGATGTCTTAGATCAAGTTAATAATGCAAAATATATTACAGAAGATCATATACATGTTATTATGAAATATTATGAGTTTGTAAATGTTATAGCAAAGTGAAAAATATAAAAAATAATAAAGAAGCATTCATGAAATACCTATTTGAGTCTTTAAATAAAAGTTTTAAAGTGGGTGGCCCCGCCGAATCTTCTTCCAAATACTTACCTATTGACGACGAGGATGGAGTTAAAACTGAAATGAATGTAACAAGTAATCTAGATGGTGGTGAAGGCCCTCCAAGAACTCCTCTAGTATTCAAAAGAAGAAAACCTGAGACAAAGGAAAAACCTTACAAGTTCATAAAGAAAACAACTTTCAATAAAATAGAGAGGGATAAAGAAAAACAAAAATCCACTCCATTTTTAAAACAAGAATCCGTAATAAATTTCATAGACGAATTCTTAAAAAATATAAATAATGGCACAAAATAGAGTACTCCTAATAGACTCCATATCAACTTTTAATCCCGTTAGCTGCGTATTAAAAGAATCCAAAGGTAAAAACGGCGGATTATTAGTTAAAGGGATATTACAAAGAGCAGATTCCATAAACCACAATAAAAGGATGTACCCTCGAAAATTGATGGATGAGCAAGTTAAAAAATATCAGGATAAAATAAAAGAAGGTATAGCTTACGGAGAATTAGATCATCCGGAAAGAGCTGATACCTGGCTATCTGAGGCATCTCACATAATTAGAGAAATTTGGTGGGACGGAGATGACATATATGGTATTGCTGAAATTTTAGACTGGACACCAAAGGGTAATTTACTAAAACAATATTTTGATAAGGGACACACGGCAGGAATAAGTTCTCGAGGAGTTGGAACTTTAAGAGAAGCTGGCCTAAGAAATGGCGCACCTTACTATGAAGTTGGAGAAGATTATGAAATGGTTGCTTTTGACTTTGTATCTAATCCATCTACACAGGGAGCATTCATGTCGCCTGTAGTAATGAAAGAATCTAAAAATTATTTTGTAAATGTTGATACACTAGCTGACGAAATCCTAAATATGTCAAAAATACTGTAATGGCATCCATAATTTTTATTGCTCCTGATTTTGTTTTTACCGATAAATTAGAGGGCAAATTTAGAGATGATGATAAAACAAGAAAGGTTGGTGCTGCTATGAACGATAGGCATTCAAAGTTGTCTATAAAAGAAGCAGAAATAGCGAAAAGAGAATTTGAATCCGCTTTAAAAAATACTAAAAAGGGAGCCTATAAAAAAAATGTTAGGGTAGAAAAAAGCCTAGATAATTTATACAAAAATGCAGAAGATTTAATAAAAAGCAATAAAATAATAATAGTAGCAGTACCACTAACTAGAAAATTCTTCTTAGAGAAAGTAACTCCTAGTGGTATTAGCAGAGATACTTTTTTAGCTAGATTAGACAAAGCAGGTGCGAAAAATAAAATAAAAGTAAGGAAATATTTACTACTATTTTCTTATGATATAAATCAAGTATATAATGAAGACGATTTCACTAAATTAGTTTCAAGTACAAGAGATGAATATGTTAAAAGTTCTGAATCCGGAAAAGGTTTCATGACTAAAGTAGATAAAGGAGATAAAAGTAAATTCATAATCTACAATAAAGAGGATAAATTTAAAGAGGCAAGAGTAATTGAAGCAGATACAACAGGTGAAAAAAAATTAATCAAACCTCCGGAAGGAGTTTCTGAATTTACCGGATTTCAAAATGTTATAAAACTAGAAGAAGAGGACGATGAAGAATTAAAAATTTCAGAACTAATAAAATTTCAAAAAGAAGCTAAGTCCGTTTCTAAAATATTATTTACTCCTACCGGGAATATAGTTAAAGATTTAAAAATAGCAATTAATAATAAGTTAGTCATAAAAGTAAAATATACCGGTAGAGTAAATTACACAGGGGAATTAGCTACGGGAGTTAGAATAATAGAACCTGTCGCCTTAGGAACATCAAAAATAGGTATATCTCAAAATTCCCTAGCACTAAGAGCCTGGTTAAAGAAAGGAGATACCCTAAGTCCTGAAAATAGACCAGGGTGGAGATTTTTATATGTATCCCGAATAGATAGCCTAGAATTTACGGGAGATTCCTTTAATTACAAAAGACCTTCTTTTAATAGTACAGGAGATAAATGGTTAAAATCTATAGTAGCTATCTCATCTTTTGATAAAACTAGAATATATGGAAAAGGTAGAAGAGCAGAAATAGAGACATCATTAGTAGTAAGATTAAGTCTTCTTATCGCATCACCTAATGCAACTAAACGAGAGCTGATAACATATATAAGAAAATTAAAAGAAGTGAAGGAAAATCACGAAAGTGGCGCGCAAGTTTTAGGATACAAAGACAGGGAATTATTGTATAAATATTTTCCTCAAACACGTTAAATTATTTTAAAAATAAATAAAAATACACGTTTTACATAAAAAATAGCATTTTAGTAAAAAACAATAATATTTATTGATAATAATATCTTGTTTAATATAAGATTAAACGATTAGAAAATATATTTAAGATTTACAATAGTCTTACAATCAAAATAGTAACATGAACGATTTATTAAAATCCGCAATTGCAGACGCAAAAGCCATAAAAGATACGGCAATGCAAAATGCAAAAGCAACCTTAGAGGAATCAATCTTCTACAAAGTGTCTCCACTTCTTGAAAGTAAAGAAGAAGAAGAAAAAATGGAAGAAGGAAATGGAGAACAACCACCTTGGCTTCAAAAGAAGAAAAAACCTAACATGGAAGCCAAAGAAGAGGGTGGAGAAGAAGAAGACGAAGTTGAAGAGTCTTATGATAACGAAGAAGAAGATGGTAAAGAGCAAGAAAATGAATCCGCTTCTTTAGAAGAAATCTTAGCTGAATTGGAGGAGGAGTTAAAATCTTCAAACATTGGATCAGGAGACAACAAAATGGATAATTACGACAGCGATACAGAAGATCCTCAAGGTCCTAAGTATTTTAGCCGAAATGAAGTCATGACCGCCCTAGAAACAATGTTTTCAGAAGCCATCGGAGACAAGAAAGGTGAGGACGAGGAAGAAGACGAAAAAGAAAAAGATATGAAACAGATGCAAAACGAATTAAAAGAGGCTTATGAAGTTGTAAATCAACTCAAAGGAATGCTTCAAGAAGTTAATCTGTTGAATTCTAAATTACTTTACACTTCTAAACTTTTCCGTAACTACGCTTTATCAGAAAATCAGAAGAAAGATATTTTAGAAAACTTTGAGCGTGTAGTCACAATCAGAGAGGCTAAATTATTATATTCTACTTATGCTAAAGTACATGAAGGTGTAGACGCAAACAAAGGTAAAAAATCTAAAAATATTACCGAATCTTTTGCTTCAAAACCAACTAACAGCACAGCTCCTTCTGCTGCCACTAAATCAAATATTGTAAACGAATCAAACAATCTACGTGCAAGATTACAAGAGCTTGCAGGTATAATTAAGTAAAAATATGGGAAATTTAGACCACATGCTTCCGCATGACTATAACAGGACACAAAAAGCGGAGGCGATGAAATACATAACCAAGTGGGAACCCACTGGTTTACTTGAGGGCTTGGATGAAAAAAGAGAGAAACCGCACTTAGCAGTACTTTTGGAAAATCAAGCTCGCCAAATCGTAACAGAAGCTAACAGAACTGGTACTGCTTCTAATTCGGAAGAATGGGCAGGTGTAGCACTACCTTTAGTACGAAGAATTTTCTCTTCTATTGCGGCTAAAGATTTTGTTAGCATTCAGCCGATGAACCTACCTTCAGGTCTAGTATTCTTCTTAGACTTCAAATACGGTACATCACAGCCAGGATTCTTTGCTAATCAAGGTAAAAATTCTCAGAAAGACTCTCTATTTGGTATTACTGATTCAGATAAGGGAGGTACAGCAGGTACTCAAGGTCTTTACGGTGCTGGAAGATTTAGCTATTCTATTAATGACTATTCAAGTTCTACTCTGTCTTTCACAGGTAGTATAAATAGAATTAATACCACTAAGTTCTTTACAGGATCTGTTAACATGACTTCTGATATTAACTACGATACTAACTTCTCTGCATCATACAAGAGCAATACAAAGTTACGTAAAGTATTTGTATCTACTGACTCTGTTTCAGGATTTGATCCACTAGGAGTTAGAGCATTTACAGTAACAGGAACTAACATTAACGATACATTCCAACAGTTTACGTCTTATGACTTGACTAACAATAGAATCGTATTCATTGTTTCTGGTTCTACTACAATATCTAACGTAAAAGTAAATTACCACAAACAACCTACCGACCTTACTAGAGGTGACTTCGAAGAGGGTAAAACTCAAGCGGGAGGTAATAAAGAAGATTTACCAATTCCGGAAATCAATTTGGAAATGCGCTCCGAGGCCATTACGTCTAAAACACGTAAGCTAAAAGCTAAATGGACACCGGAATTCGCGCAGGATCTTAACGCATACCACTCTATTGATGCAGAAGCGGAATTAACTTCTATGCTTTCTGAATATATTTCTCAGGAAATTGATTTGGAAATTTTAGATATGTTAGTTTCTGAAGCTCAGACAGTAGAAAGATGGTCAGCAAGGATTGGATTCCAGTATGATCCGGGTTCAGCTAATTTCACAAATGCAGCTACAACTGGTCAATTCTACAATCAAGGCACTTGGTTCCAGACAATCGGAACTAAAATGCAAAAAGTATCTAACGAAATTCACCGATTAACCATGAGAGGTGGTGCTAACTTTATTGTTACATCTCCAACGATTGCTACTATCCTTGAATCAATCCCAGGATACGCAGCTGACACTAATGGTGATCAAGCTAAATTTGCAATGGGTGTTCAAAAAGTAGGTTTGTTAAATAGCAGATTTACTGTATACAAGAATCCATATATGACTGAGAACTTATTGTTAATGGGCTATAGAGGCGCTCAATTCCTAGAAACAGGAGCTGTTTACGCACCATACATTCCGTTAATTATGACTCCTCTAGTATACGATCCGGAAAACTTCACTCCAAGAAAAGGTATCATGACGAGATATGCTAAGAAAATGGTTCGTCCTGAGTACTACGGAAAGATTTATGTTCACGGATTAGATTCTCTATAATATTAAAGTGTTCATAATTTATTGATATACAGGCGGGGCTTCTAAAAAGCCCCGCCTTTTTTATTTAGACTGAACTTAATCTATATCTACTTTGTTTTAAAAAATAAAAATCATGACAAACGTAAACAGAAAAATTAAAGATTTAAAAAAGATTGATGAGAAAATTAATGATTTAGGAAAAGCATTACTAGAAAATCCGGATAAAGAAGCTTATATAAATCAAAAATTAAATGCATTATCAAATGAAAAAACATTGATTGAAAAATTTTTATCTAATATTAATTACCTGTACATTCATAAAACCATTGACAATCCTTATATTAAATTAAAAAGATCTCCTGCTGTAAAAAAAGATGGCAACTATATTAGCAAATACTAAATTGTAAAACGTATTTATTATAAAAACTACATGGCGGAAAACACAGAAAAGAGGTTGCCGAAGAATCCGGTAAAATTTGATATCCAATTATCAAACGACCAAAAAGAAGCTAAAGACAAAATATTAATGCACCCTGTTAATTTTGTCTTAGGTAAACCCGGGAGTGGCAAAACACTACTTGCAACTCAGATAGCTCTTGATAAGTTTTTTAGGAGAGAAATAAATAAGATAGTCATTACTAGACCTATGGTTGCTACCGAAGAAATGGGATTTTTACCCGGAACATTTGAAGAAAAATTAGAGCCGTGGATAGTTCCTATAAAAGACAACATATCTAAAGCATACGCGAAGCAATCAGCGGTAGAAAGATTATATAGTGACAAATCCGTTGAACTCGTTTCTTTAGCTCACTTTAGAGGTAGAACTTTTGACGACGCTATTTGTATTATAGATGAATTTCAGAACTTGACAAAAGAGCAGCTCTCCATGTGCATAAGCCGATTAGGTAAAAACACAATCATGATATTTACAGGAGACGAAAATCAGATAGATTTAAAACATAAAGAACAATCTGCAATTAAGCTAGTACCTATAGTTGATCAGAGCAAATATGTTAATTGCGTAAGGCTTTCCACTAATCACAGACACGAAGCATTAGATGATATATTTAAGTATTTATATCCTAACTCACTGTAATTTATGATAATTAAGTTTTATGTTGGATACTACTCTCAATTTCATGCCAGCGGAGATAACTTCGCTGGCACTGAATGGGCCTTACGTCATCTTGCAGAGGCTTTTGCATCATTAGGTCACGAAGTATATATAACGGGAGACATAGTGCAGGAGAACGCTTTAAATGGCGTTATTTACTCGAAGGATTATAATGTAGAATCCGATATTCTAATTGCTCTAAATTACACTCACTACATAGATTTAATATCAGAGGATAGTTACGATAAATCTTATTTTTGGATACATAACACAGACCCTTTCTTCTACAATTTCTATAAGGGAGAGGATGTTGATAATTTACAAGACAAAGTATTTAATCACCCTAAGTTTGAAAGTGTTATTTGCGTATCTAAGTATCATAAGGGAGAATTTGATAAACATTTTCCGAATGTTCCTTCTATCATGCTATACAATGCAGTAAAACATATAGAAAAGTCAGATAAATTAAAAATTGAGGATTCTTACATTTATATATCTCATGCGGAAAGAGGATTAAGAGAGATATTGATACATTGGAGACAGATTTTATATCATCGACCTCAATCATCTTTATACATAGTAACGCCAAAATACGGAGAAAAATTCTATGAGAAGCATTTTTCTTATGTTAAAAGCACGTATAAAAATGTGTACTACCATGGATCTATGAGTAAAGATGCTTTAATAACTTTTGCGAGTAATAAAAAGTATTGGTTATATCCTTCAAATTATGATGAGACATTTTGTGTATCTGCTGTAGAAATGCAAATGTTAGGATTGATTCCTATAACAAGATTAAGAGCAGGATTAAAAGAAACTATATTTAATTATATTGATTTTGATTCATGGTTATCATGTGTATTGTCTAATGATAATTTTAAAATGCTTACTAATTCATCTACATCAAATTTAAATGTATATGATGCTTTTAATCCTAAAATGATTGCTAAAGAATTTATAAATATTAATGTCATGGAAAATAGATTAAAGATAGATGCTGTCTATGTAATTACTTTTGATGTATCTGATGAAGCTATTAATAGATACACCGCCGAATTTAATAAACTAGGTATTATACCGGGTGAGTTTCATTTATTTAAAGCTATAGATGGTAGAAATGTTAAAGTAGATTTTGAATGGTCTTTATACAATAGTTGGAAAATAGATAATCATAGTAATTCATATTATAACCGAGATATATTGCCTGGAGAAATTGGATGTGCTTTATCTCATTTATCTGTATGGAAAGATGCTAAAAAGAAAAATTATGATTCTATTTTAATTTTAGAGGATGATTTTAAAGTAAATGGAGAGTTCCCCGCGAAAGAAATAGCATTATACGATTGGGGACTATTATATTTAGGAAGACAAAAAATCGGCGGGGACATAGACATACAAAATGAATTATATATACATCCAGGATACTCATGGTTATCTCATGCCTACATGTTATCAAAAGTAGGAATACAAAGAATAATAGAACAGAACTTTGAAAAATACATCTTACCAGTAGATGACTTCATAGCATCAACATATTCAAACAACAATGAAAGATTAGATTTAGCATTTATATGGAAAGACATGAATGCATATAGTTTAAAAGAATCTATAGTAAGTCAAACAAGTAATTCAAAAACAAGTAAAACATCTAATAACTCATTTGCATCTAACATCTATCTAACAAAAGATGTAGATAAATGGTCATCCATGTATATCAATCCTGCATTAAAGAATAAAGAATATGATTTAATTGTAGATGAACCTATACCTGATGTCTTACATTTACATGCCTTCAAAAAAGAATTTTGCAATGAAGTTATAAGATTAGCAGAAGAATGTGGAAAATGGACAAAAGATAGACATTATTATTATCCAACTCATGACATGCTTATCAATGAATTTCAATTACATGATGCTTATGACATGTTTTTAAATACTTACATATATCCCCTCGTAAAATCTAATTTTGTACTTACTGGAGACAAATGGAAGAAATTTAGCTCTGAAAACTTTATTATAAAATACACACCGGAAAATCAAGGGCACTTATCCCTACACCATGATGATTCTGCATTCTCTACTGTACTTACTTTGAATGATGAATACGAGGGAGGAGGTACATGGTTTTCAAAACAAAAGAAATTAGTTAAAGGAGAAGTAGGCGAATTAACAATACATCCGGGACAGATAACACATAGGCATGGTGCAAGACCTGTAACTTCCGGAGTTAGATATGTTCTCGTATCCTTTATAAGACAAGTATATTAAAAAGTGGAATAAAAGACTTTTTTAATACTATTTATTGTAAACAGCAGATGGCAGTTCACATACCTATTTGGCCTGGAAGTGGTAGCGCAGTATCTGGATCTACGCCTTTCGGAATATTTGATAAGGATACCAATTTCCAAAAGGATGCCCCTAAAGTAGCCGTATGGTGCGCTAGAAGATTAGGTTATCCTCTTAGCGACGTGGAATTACAAGATATAAACTTCTATACCGCTTTTGAAGAGTCTATCTCCGAGTATAGCAACCAAGTTAATGCCCATTCTGCCAAAGACAATATTCTAGGATTAATGGGATTCAATACAGGTTCCCTTAGATTAGAAAAGGAATTAGTTACCAATTCAATAGCAGGTGTATTAGAAATATCTGCGGAATACGGTACAGAGATTGGAGTAGGAGGCCGAACTACTTATTATACTGGCTCTATATTGGTAAAAGAGGGGAAACAAGTA